CTGTATTGAGTTCTGTCCACATACGATACAACCACCTGTAGTTCTTTGCAGACTGTCGTACCCAAATACCACTAGGGTGATTAATGTGTGATGCTTTGTATAGAGTTGTTTCCATAACATCATCGTCCATCTTCCATCGTTTGATTTTACGATTGTTCTTAGTACGGCCGTAATACATCTCACCGTCCATAGTACGATGTGCAGTAGACATTAGTTGAGCATACTCAATAATCATTTTAGAACAATGCGAATCACAATGCATCTGGGCACACATGTCCTCATAAGCACTTAGGTAAAATACATTCATTTCTTCTCCCATCTGTAGAAGATGTGATCTTCTATCTCAATCGTTTTTGTTTTGGTTTTTGCCCAAGCAGGCAATACATAGTCAGCATGATAGTGCGTTGCACCCTCTGTGATATCAATTACTGTCATTGTACCATCAATAATATCATTTGTCAATAGAAGTAATTCATCAAAATAATTTTTATTAGTATCATGTATAACATCTGACTTACCATCACAATACCAACTAAATTGACACTTGTTTCTCACTGGTATCATCTCACCAGTACCCTTCCAACTTGGTCGAGAAGGGCCTTGTTTTACCACACCACAAACTGTATTAGGATATCTGGAATCTGCAACTCGATTCATTGTCACAGCAATCACAGCTAATTGTCCAGCGAGTGGTTGATTTCGTGCTTCGTGATATACATTCTCTGCAAGACACATAGACTCAACTTGATAAAATGTATCAGTCTGTCCTTGCGTCAAAGATGCATCGGCAGATACATTAGGTATTGTCAATGAAAGTGCAAGGATTAGGTTCTGTATCATATTTCTACTCCAACAGTGTTATCAGGAACATTACTATTCCAATCCCAATGTGGCTCCATATCATGGTTATTATTGATTACATCTTCAGCATAGTTACCAAAACTAGGCCCAAATTTATTTATTGCTTTCTTAACAATAGTCTCAGGTGAAGCAGTTAGCTCACCATCCTCAGTATAGAAGTCATAAACAAAGTCTTCTACATCCATTAACATATTTTTTACTGCACCCATTATATAATCTCCTTCATTATCATTCTCTACATAGCTAATATACTAGCTTGTCAATACATTGTCAAGCAATTTTTAAAGAATATTAGCATCCCATACTTCTTGTGTCAGTTTGTCTTCTAGACGGTATGCCTCTTTCTCCCAAGGCAAGTCCATATAAAGAGTTCCCTCTGCAACTTTAGACTTCTTCCAACGGCCACCATAACCATCCATCTCATTACGAGCATACTGTTTAGCATGTACCATTTCGTGACATAGTGCGTTCACATAGTCCTTGAGGGACAGGTCACGACTGACCTCAATGTCAAACTGGCGATTGGTGTCTTCCATCATACAATACCCAATGGCATCACCATGCATCTTTTTGATACGAACAGTGATTTCTAGGGTACGCATACGAGGCATTAAAGATGTAATCATCTGAGAGACTACTTTAAAAGCAACCTCTTTTTGGAATTTGTTTCCACCTTGTACTTCAATCAAATTCATAATTCACCTTTCTTACTAACTATACCTATATTATACTTGTTATAATAACAAATGTCAAGCATTATTTTGAATAAAAGGCATAAAAAAACCCCCTGTAAAAACAGGGGGTTAGAGGGTAGACACGGACTTTTGTAAGAGAGTCAATAAGAAGAGAGAGTTGTGTCTACCCTATAAACTACAATAACTTATATTGATTCGTTTGTCAATATATTTTAGTTAAGTAATTCACCTAATGTTGCAGGGCCAGCGATACCATCTGCAACTAATCCATTAGCAGACTGCCATTCTTTCAATGCACGTTCAGTGCCAGGGCCAAAGTCACCGTCTGCTGTGATACCTAATGCTTCTTGCATCATCACAACACCAACTGACTTCATACCCCTTCGCAATACTCCGATATCTTCTGGTGAAGGTTCTTCCACAAACTCATCATCTGATTCGTGTTCTGAAGCATCACTACCCAACATGTGTAGTGCTTCTTTCCAGTGATGAATACGGTCTTCTAAACCAATGTAACCACCATTGATACGTTTCGTCATTGTTTTGATATCACCACTATCTGCATAACGGTTCAATTTGTTTTTGTTCCAGTACCAGATTGCAGACATAAGTGCAATCTCTTTATCTTCTGAAACTCTATCTGGATTATCTAGAACATCAACATCCATGTCTTCTGCAAATGCACTATAGTTTGCTTTGCCTGTCAACTGAATCGGGCCTCTACCACGATATTTCCATCCATCACCAGATGCAGTATCACCATTAGCCATACGATTCGCATAGACTACATTTGCAATCTTTTCTGGTTGTCTGTGGTATGGTTCTGAATCTCTAGCTGCACGTTTAAAGTATTTGCCAAAGATTGCATCTAGTGCTTTTGCACTATAGTTTAGGTTTTCAGAGAATACTCTCCAACCACCACTTTCATGTCCACACTGAGCAATGAAAGATGCAATACGTTCTGGTGTATTGATTTCATACTTAGGGAACACTTCGTTCATTGCATCTACCCATCCATCAGGGTCTTTGCATCTGGGAAAAAGTTCTTTGAACTGACTTGCTGTCAACATTGTTATTGACTCCTTTGATATTTGTCATTCCATCCAAAGGCTTCTTTTACTACGTTATCAGAAAGTCCTTTGAATACCTTGTGTAAGGATTTGTCTTTTGCAGCGATAATTAGTTCTGCCTCTGAAATATGCAAACCTTCAAGCATCTGAATGAACATATGTTCTTTCTTATATAAGGGAAGATCATTATTACCACCTTTAATAAAGTGATATAGTTTTCTTGATTCCTTACGCAATACTGTATGTTCAGTGCCTTCTTCTGCTTCGTTTGCATTGTATGGTACTTCACCTGTTGGGATTGCCCATTCAATTTCTGGGTCAAAAGAAGATTTAATAATCATCCTCAAAGAATCACAATCGTATTCTTTAAGTAGTTCTACCTTCTTGCTCTTTGTCTTTGCATTATGCACCCGCTTCAATATATCAGAAAGAAGTGGTGTAAAATTGTCTTTTGCCATTTTAAAAGTCTCCAATGTCATTCATAAGATTTCTCAATCTTTTTTGTATAAAATAATTTAGTAGTCCGGCCCGATTACCTTTTGGAGGCAATTCATATGCTTCTAGAATTCTCTCCGTCAAGTCACTTGGAATACACTCCAAATCAATAAGTATTTTGTTTCGTTGATAGTTCCTCATCATATCTTCTGTACAATAGTCAGATGGTTCTTGGTCTACCCAATTGTTCATCTTCTTCTTGGACAAAGGCTTCTGTCTTAGTTCATCAACGAAAGTATTATCTGGTGATAGGAAATTAGGAATACCATCACTCCTATCGCCTTTTAATACATGTTCTCTAATATATAGGTGAGGGTCTATACCACTCACAAATTTCTTGAGAACTGGACTATACTGTTTAACAAAACTGTGTTTCTGTAATTGGATAAAGTCTTTATCACCAGATAAGATTAGAACCTTCTCAAATTCATTAGGAGTTTTAGAGATGTGTTGAATAATGACAGCGATACAATCATCTGCCTCTGCACCCTCTACTTCTACTACTTTATATGGGAATACTGTTTTAATCTCATCACGAATATTATTCAGTGTTTCAAAGATTGAATTCCAATCAAGTCCAGACTTTGCTCTATCCTTTTTACGATTAGCTTTGTAGTTAGGAAAATAATCTCTTCTCCAATACTTTTTGCTATCGTAACAAAGTACAAGTTCGCCATACTCTTTACCAAACCTAGAACGATACATTCTAAGTGAGTTCAGTACCATGTGTCGTACTAAGTCTTCATCAACTTCATTTTGATGTTTTGAACCAATCTGCATCATCAGATTACTAATTGTTACTTGGTTCATATCAACTATTATCATAATTTTTCACCTTATTTTTAATCATGCTATCATATATAAAACCAAATGTCAATAGATTTTGGTCGGAGATGTAGGATTTGAACCTACGACCCTCTGCTCCCAAAGCAGATGCGCTACCAGACTGCGCTAATCTCCGTTTTGTATTTGGCTGGAACGATAGGACTCGAACCTATACTCTACGCTACCAAAAAG